TACGCACTTTGTGTTGTTTGCGTCAGGTCAGGGGTTTTGGAATCTGATACAACAGCAATCTGCTACCAACTAACAATCATCTAGAGCTACACCATCAGATCCTCACAATTTAATAAAAAATATTATTGACTTTGGTTTTGGAGAGTGGTAAGATTAACTTGTACTGATAAAGTACAACATATTCAATAAAGTTTTATCTTTTTCAAGCTACCTAATTGGTAGCATAGACTAGATGATTATATGATCCTTATATATTCTGTGTTATGTTCTATTGGAGTATTATCTTAACTCAATATAATTATCTGGTCTATGGTGCTAATTAGAAAGTGAGGAGAATCCATGCCCTCATTATTAGCACTAATAAACTAAATTATTTTCTTTTTTATGTTTTTCAATAAAACAGTGCTACCTTAATTGGTAGCATACTATTAACAATCTAAATCCTATACTAAACTTTTAAAAACATTTTTTCATACTAACATATAAACAATATTTATATCACGCGTGGATTGTTAATAGTATGGTGCTAATTAAATGCACTTAATACTATAAAGGAAAGAGGTAAGATAATATGAATAGTATTAACTTAATCGGTAGATTAACTGCTGATCCAGAATTAAAGTATACTTCAAAGGACAAAAAAGCTGCTGTAAATTTCTCAGTTGCATATAACGCAAGTGAAGAACATGTTGATTTCTTCAATATTGTAGCTTATGATAAAACAGCAGAAACAATTTGCAAGTATGTTAAAAAAGGAAATCAAATTGGTATTACTGGACGTTTAACTACAAGAACTTATGAAGTAGAATCTGGAAAAAGAACTGTTACTGAAATTATAGCTAATTCAATTACTTTAATTGGAAGTAAAGACTAATTTAAAAGAAAGAGCAACTTATTGCTCTTTTTTTATTTTTAATATATAATATTAACATAGAGAGGAGAATGATAAAATATGGAACTTCCAGAGATTGTAAAATTGTTATCTGATAATGGTATTGCTTTAATCTGTGTAGGTTATCTTTTATATGATCATTTACATTTTGGTAAAATTCAAGAAGAATCATTAAAAGAGCAATCTAGAGCATTAAATGAAATATCAGATAGTTTAATCAAGATGAATGAACGCATAAACAATTTAGAACTATGCAAAATCAAAAGTGAAAAATAAAGAGGTGAAATTATGACTAGAATTACAACTGGTAATAATGGAATTACACAACACTACAATTCAATTACACATAGAGGTGTTGATATTGGATGGCACTCTAAAGAAGAAGACAATGTAGTAATAGCACATAGTGATGGAATTGTAGTTGATGTAGTTAAAAACTATAATAAAACTGATTCAACAGGATCAAGTTATGGAAATTATGTTAAAATTAAACATCTAAATGGTTATTATACATTATATGCACATTTAAAGTATGGAACTGTTGGAGTTGTAAAGAATCAATCTATTAAATGTGGAGAAAAAATTGCTATTATGGGAAATACAGGTAGAAGTAAAGGACGTCACTTACATTTTGAAGTAAGAAACAAAAATAATACTAGAATAAATCCTGAAAAATATATAAATGCTGATTTACCTAATATGAATACTTTAAAAACTGGTAAGTACATATTAACTAAAGAAAAATATGTAAGAACTTCTCCAGAAGTAACACCAAACAATAAAGTTAAGTATTCACATATAGCAGCTAATCTTTTATCTAAATTTAAAAAAGACAACTTAGGTTATGCTAAGTATAGAATTGGTGCTACTGTAGATGTTACAGAACTTGTAACTGATTCTAAAGGTAATATCTGGGGAAAGACTAAAAATACATACTTCTGTATGAAAGATTCAACAGGATTACAAGTAAAGGAAATATAATGGCTAGAATAAATATAGATAATGCTCCATTTATACAAAAAGATTTTATTGTAACTACTGCATTTAGTCAACAACATCATGCACTAGATTTAGCACCCTATGGGTATAGTGGAGATTTATATGCTATAGACCATTTTAAAATGCAATATAAAGGTTATGATAATAGTTATGGTAATTACGCTATATTTACTAATGAAAGAGGTGTAATGTATTTATATGCTCACATGTTACAGTTACCATTAAAGAATGTAGGGGATGTATATAATATACATGAATATATAGCTCCTGCTGGAAGTACAGGAACATCTACTGGAGTTCATCTTCATTTAGAAATGCAATCTGGTATTACATGGAATTATCAAGCACCATTTTCTAGTTATATAAATCCAACATCATATTTAACTGGTATATTAAATGTAGTTAATCCTAATTATGTATATTATTATGATGGCACTGTACCACCAGCACCTGTAGATGAGAAAAAGAAAAGATTTCCATGGTTTATTTATGTTAACAATAACTAATAAATTATATTGTTATTTTAAAAAATATGTTATAATAAAGGAGGAATAGATAATATGAAAAATGAAGAGTTGGCAGTTATAACTGATTCAATTAAAGAAAAATTAGGGGATGAAAGTACAGCACTTATAGCTGATGATTTAGGATTACTAATGAGTGAAAACTCTAGAGTTTATAGTACACTAGAATCAAAAGATAAAGAGATCCAATCACTAAAAGAAAAGAATGATAGGTTAATAAATGCTAATGCTAATCTTTTACAACAAGTTCCGATTGCTAAACCTGCTGCAAAAGAAGAAAAAGAAGAAGTAAGAAAATCTATTTCATTAAGTGATTGCTTTGATGAAAAAGGCAATTTTAAAAGAAGTATTTAAGAAAGGAAGATGAATTATGGCATTAAGTGGATTAAAAACATCTTTAAATGCACTAAGAGAAATTAGTTCTGAAATCTATCATCAATACTTACCTGAAATTGATGAAGATACAGACATTTCAAGATATGCAGAGCCAATATTCTCAGTTCCGGAAGTTTACAATGAATTCTGTCAAGCTTTAGTTAATAGAATTGTTTATACTCAATTTGAAAACAAAAGTTTTAGAAATCCATTTGTAGTACTTGATGGTGATAGAATACCTTTAGGTTATGCAGGACAAGAAATTTATGTAAATCCAGCAAAAGGAAGACAATTTAATGTAGAAGATTTTGCAGGTTTACTAATTAAATATGAAGCAGATGTAAAAGTTCAATATCAAACAATTAACAGTGATATTCAATACCCTGTTACATTTACTAGACAACAACTTAAAAAAGCATTTGTTTCTTGGGGAGATCTAGAAAGTTTTATTGATCAATTAAGTAACTCATTATACAATGGAGCATATATTGATGAATACAACAAAGTAAAAGAATTAGTTGCTGGTGCTTACTCACGTAATATTGCACAAGTTACTACTGTTTCAGCAATCAGCAGTGAAGCAACTGCAAAAGCATTTGTTACAAGAGCAAGAGAACTATTCTTAAATTTCCAAGTTCCATCAAGTTCTTACAACTCATGGGCTAAAAATGGTGGAGCAGGAAGACCTATTACTACATGGACAAATCCAGAAGATATAGTATTTATAGTAAGAAATGATATTAGAGCTTACTTAGATGTTAATGTTTTAGCTGATAGCTTTAATATTGATAGAGCTACACTTTTAGGAAATATCTTAACTGTAGATAACTTTGATGTATATAATGAAGATGGTACTCTTCACTATGATGGCTCAAAGATTTTAGGTATTATTGCTGATAAAGCTTTCTTTAGAATTAGAAGACAAGATATGTTTATGGATTCATTCTATAACCCTAACAACAGAACAGTTCAATATTACTTAAATAACATTAAGATGTATGGTATTTCTCAATTTGCTAACCACATGGTTTTTGCAACTGAAGATCCAACTGTAGCACCTACTGAAATTGATACTGATGTAACTTCTGTTGAAGTAACAGTAGGAAAAACTGCAGAAGTTAAGTTTACTACTGTTCCATTCTCAGCTAACGGAACAATTACTTATAGTGATGGAGCAAGTGGAGAATTCTTCACAGTAGCAGCTAAGGATGGAGACGCTAAAACTGCTGTATTAACAGGTGTTAAAGCTGGAAATAACAAGACTTTAACAGCTACTGCAACTGATCCTAATGGTGATACAATTACTAAGACAGTAACAGTTAAAGTAGTTAGTGCTTAATTAACTTAAGAGGATGGGGGTTATTCCTCTTTCCTCTTTTATTTTATATTTAGAAGGGTGGAATAAATATGGCTGTAAGTCCTAATACAATTTTATATTTATTAAAAAGTCCACTAGAGCTAGATGATAAAAATCAACTTACATTTACAAATGTAAATGCTCAAACTGAGTATTTTCTATCACTTCCACGTATAGAAGTAGAAAGAATAAGTTACCAAAGAAAAGATAGTACAATTAGATTTCCAGCACATATAGATTCTATCTTAGAATATAATTATGTAATGTATAAAAACTCTAATTATTCAGATAAATGGTTTTATGCTTATATAACTGATATGAAGTATGAAAATGATTCTATGACTACTATCACAATAGAAACTGATGTGTACCAAACATGGATGTTTGATATAGATATTAAAAGAAGCTTTGTAGTAAGAGAACATACTAATGATGATTCTTTTGGTGCTAATACAGTTCCTGAAAATTTAGAAACTGGGGATTTTATAGAAAATGGAGATATGATTGATTTTCAATATTTACATACTGGAGATTATACTCATGGCTATTACCCAGATAAATTTTATATATGTATAGCTTCAAATAGAGATTTAACTGATCATACTTTTCCAGCATTAAGAACTGGAGGAAGTAATGGAGGAGTATTTTCTGGAGTTCAATATTATTTATTTGAAGATTCAGGAAATGCTGGTATATGCTTACAAAGTTTAAATAATGCTGGTCATATTGACGCTGTAGAATCAATATTTATAGTTCCTGAGGCATTTGAGCCTGATAGAAGTCAATGGATTCAACCTGCTGGAGAAAGTTATCACGTTGGTTACCCTGATATTGATAAAGTAATTGACATGAATAATATTCATATAAATATAGATATGAAAACATCACTTGATGGTTATACTCCAAGAAATAAAAAATTGCTAACTTCACAATACAATTATTTATATTGTACTAATTATACTGGAGCAGATACTATTTATAAATATGAATATTTTAAAGGTCATTTAAATGAAAATCCAAGTTGTATTTTTGCTTTATCTGCATGTATTATTCCAGGATGTTCTATTGAATTATTCCCAACAGAATATTATGAGATAAATAATAGATACCAAGCTGGTGCATATTCTTTACCAGCTCCAAAATTACCTTTATGTAATTGGGATTCCGATCAATATGTAAACTGGTTAGCACAAAGTGGTGTAAATAGAGCATTAACTGTTGTTTCAGGAGTTGCTTCTATTGGTGCAGGTGCTGCTGCTCTTGCTAGTGGTGCAGGTGCATTAGTAGGTGGAGGTTTAATTGCTGGAGGTATAGGTGGAATTGCTAATACTGCAATACAAACACATGAACATTCTTATGCACCTAATAATACATCAGGATCATTAAATAGTAGTGATGTTAATTTTATCAATTCTAAATGTTTTGGTTTTTACCCTATGAGTATAAGAAGAGAATATGCTATAAAAATAGATAGAATATTTGATTCAATAGGTTATAAAACTAATGAGATGAAAATTCCTAACATTACAGGTAGAAGAAATTGGAACTATGTAGAAACTCAATCAGTAGCTATCTTAGGAAGTATTCCTCAAAATGATTTACAAAGAATTAAAGATATGTTTAATAGTGGAATCACATTTTGGCATAATCCTACTACATTTTTGGATTATTCACAAAATAATGATATAATTTAAATAATAGAAAGGAGATGTTAAAATGAGTAAAAAAATCAAAAATAACGTTAAAAACTCTTTAGGTTTTCTAACAAGTCTTTATGATAATGTAGCAACTTATCAAGACTATTTAGATAGAATGACTAAAATATGTTTATCGATGTTTGAGTGGGTAAACTTACCTGATTCAATGGATTCAAGATATTTAGAAGAATGTTTATTCTTTGATGGTCAAGCTGCATTATTAAAAGATGATAATTTTGGATTTATAAATACACATGTATCAGATAATGGTTATATAAATATATATGGTTTACCAACTAAGTTAAATTGTTATAGTGATTCAAATGTATTCCAAAGTTATAGAGAAAAATATTCTGGTTTAATTAAAAATCCAGAAGATGAAACTAAATATGCAATACTTGTTATGAATAACTGGAGAAGAGTTCCAACAGCAGCAACTATTCAACTTTTTGCTGAGAGGTTAACACAAGCACAACTTGTATGTGATGTTAATATCAATGCTCAAAAAACTCCTATTATTCTACTTGGTGATGATAAACAAAAACTAACTCTAGAAAATCTATATAGTCAATATGACGGGTCTAAACCTATCATATATGGAGATTCAGATCTTATTACTAATGAAGCATTTAAGGCAATAGACACTAAAGCTCCATTTGTAGCTAATGATATAGTAGCTTACAAAAAAGAAATCTGGAATGAATTTTTATCATTTATTGGTGTAAATACAATAGATGTAGAAAAGAAAGAAAGACTTATATCTGGAGAATCGAGCGCTAATAATGAATTTATTAACCTTAACTTAGAAAGCTATTTAGAGCCACGTAAAAAGGCTTGTGAAGAGTTTAATAAGTTATATGGTACTAATATTAGCGTTAGACTAAGAAGTGATTTAAATAACCTTATAAAACAAAATGAATCAGTAGTAAGTGATTATATGGATGATGGAGTTATAAATGGAAGTGATGGTGATTTAAATGAGTAAATATACAACAAATTTTAAAACACTAATCACTATGGGAATTTATACTAAAGATGAGTTAAAGCACTGGTTTATGGATTATGAGTTAAGTGATTATTTAACTCCAGAAGAGATTCAAGTAATAAATGAAAGAGGAACATGGAGTAAAGAAAAGTTAGCAGATAAAATAATCGATGAATATTATTTTAAGGATTTCGGTTTAGAAACTCCAGCTATGTTCAAACATTATGCTAAAATCAAAATGAGAAACATAATGGAATCTAAGTTACCTTTAATTTATTCTAATTCTATTAAATATGATCCTTTAGTAAATGTTGATTATACAGAAGAGTTTACTAGAAACCAAACTGGTAATGCTTCATCTAGTGGTTTAAATGTTAATAGTGATACACCTCAGGGAGAAATTAGTAAGAGTGCTATTCTTAGTGGATCTTATGCTAGTTCAACTGGAGCAAATGAAGATGTAGCAAACAGTAGTTCAAATGAAGAGTATTCAAAAAGAGTAAGAGGAAATAGTGGTGTTTCAGCAACAGCACAAGCTATGGTAAAACAATATAGAGATAATATCAGAGCAATAGATTATGAAATTATAAAAGAAGTAAAAGATCTATTTATTGGTCTTTTATAGAAAGGGGATTAAATATGGCTTTAAAGAAAATATATTTTAATCGACTATCAATCGGTGCAATACCTATTTCATACTTAGAATCACTAAGTTATGAAGAACAATTATTATGGTTACAAAAAAACCTAAATGATGTTATAGAATTAGTTAATAAACTTCAAGAAGAGTTTGACAATATAGATATTAACTTTGATGAATTGAATCAAAGAATTGATGTACTTACTGAAAGAATCTACTTAGTAGAACAAGTGCTTGAAACTAAAGCAAGTAAAGAAGAATTACAAGCAAGTCTTACAGCACTTGAAAATGAATTAAAGGCTTTAATTCAAGAAAACTATACAATTTTAAAAGAATATGTAGATAGCCAAGATGCAAATTTACAATATCAAATAGATCATTTTGATATTGGAAATATTACTCTACTTGATCCTACAACTGGACTTCAATCAAGTATTCAAACTGTAATTGATAATATTTATGATCAAACTAGAACTGATGGAATTAGTGCTGGAGAATTTGATTCACTAGAATTAACTGCTACTGAATTTGATTCAAAAGAAATTACAGCATTTAACTTCGATCAACATTCTAAGAGTTTATTAACAGAATAATAGAAAGGATGTGTTGATATGGCTTCAACTTATAAAACTACAAATTTAGAACTATCTCAATATGTTAGTTCTGACAAACCTACTTATTTAGTAGATTATAACTCTGATATGGCAAAAATAGATACTGGAGTACATACTGCTCAAGTAACTGCTGATACTGCTTCTACTGCTGCTACAAATGCACAAACAACAGCAGAGGGAGCTCAAACTACTGCAACAACTGCTATAACTAATGCTGCTACTGCTCAAACTACAGCTAATAATGCTCAAACTGATATTGGAGAACTTGCTAACTTAGATACTACAGCTAAAACTAATTTAGTTGCAGCAATAAATGAAGTTAAAGCTGATGTTCCTAACGCTTTCTTAAACAGTGTTTCAACTGCTACTAATAAAGGTTATAGTGCAGACTTTAGTGATGATAGATATAAATTAAAACATGAACATGCTGAAAGACTAATTTTTACAGGTTCTACTACATCAGGTCAAGCAAGTACAATAAATACTACATGGGCTGCTTTAGGAGTATTCTCTCAATTAGTTGTTGATTTAGTATATACTTCTACTAACTTCCACACTTCAGTAATATTTAATTTTGATCAAATGTCTACAGGAACTGACTTATATAGTGGTAAACAAGCTGTAGGTATAAATCAAATTTGTGCTATGGCTGGTAATGCTTTCCAAATTTGTTCTTTAGTTCCATCTGTTGATGTTGGTACTAATACAATTAAAATTGCTTGTGGAGAATTAAAAGTAGAAAAAATCAGTATTATTGAATAATAAAAGACTAGACTTGCTCTAGTCTTTTTTATTGCGTATTAGACTATTTTAATAAAAAATGCTATAATTATATTAGTAATAATAAAAGTGCTCTTAAAATCCATTTAAAGTGGTTTTAAAGCACTCTTTATAAGCATAAGACTATGAAAGTGAGATGTTAATTGTGGGTAATAAAAAGATAACGCACTATAGTATTGATAAGATAGATTCATTAAATGCTGATTTTAATATCATTTTTGGTGAAAGAAGTAATGGTAAGAGTTACGCATGTAAACATAAAAAAGGTGTAGAAAAATATTTAAATACAGGTAAAAGATTTATCTTAATGCGTAGATGGAAAGAAGAAGTTTCTACAGAAAAAATCGAACAATACTTTAATGATGTAGATGTAATTAAATTAACTGATGGAAAGTATAATTGTATTACTATGTTTAAAAAGAGATTATATTTATCTAATTATAATGTGGATACAGGTAAAACTACTCGAGGAGATTTAATTGGTTATGTAGTAGCTTTATCTACAGAACAAAATTATGCAGGAGCTAGTTACTTAGATGTTGAAGATATTATTTTTGAAGAGTTCATGGTAAGAGATCATCCATATCTACCTAATGAGCCAAACAAACTAATGAACTTCTATTGTACTGTAGATAGAAAAAGATGTACTACAAAATTATGGTTAGTAGGTAACTCCATAAGTAGAGTATGTCCTTATATAGAAGAATGGGGATTAAGAGATATATTTAGACACCAAAAACAAGGCACTATTGAAACAATCGAACAAACAGCACAAGATGATGATGTTGTAAAAATAGCAATAGAATTTTGTAAATCAACTGGAGTTTCTTCACACACTATTGGGGCTCACTCAAAGATGTTAAATGATGGTAGTTGGCAAACTGATCCACAACCACATCTTCCTGAATCTAAAAACAATTATGAAGTAAGATATAGAATAGGATTTTTCTTTAAAGGATTTAAATTTATAGGGGAACTTTTAAGTAAAGATAATGAATCAGTATGGTTTATATACCCTTATGAAAAAGAATTTACTAAAAACTTAATAGTTATATCAGATGAAATAAGAACTAACAAATACTATCAAAGAGATATATATAATGTTACAATTAAGAATCCTATGTTACATTTAATACTAGATACATTTAGAGAAACAAATATTTTTTATTCAAGTGATCTTTGCGGTACTGACTTTAAACAAGCCATAGATTTTTGTATTAAACGCTGATATTTTTATATTAACTGAAATGAATGTTAGATAAACTTTAAGTATTAGTTTACACTTAAAGTTACTTCTATCTCTAAAGGTAGAACAATAAAAGAGTAGATTAAACTACTCTTTTTATTTTAACTTCATCTACACCTACAAAATAACCTAAATCATCAATATGGCAATAATAGGCAACACTAGGAATATTCCATTTATATTCTCTTCTTTGAAAATAATGATGTAAAGCTATATTCCATTCATTAAATGGAACTAAATCAACTATTACTACTTTTTCTAAGATAGTTGTTTTACCTCCTATCTCTTTAACTCCAAATTTAACTTTAGCTGGAGTAGGTGCTATTTCAAATGTTACGTTATTCATTTGTTTCATCCAATTCTATATAATATTGAACTTCCTTATAAAGTTTTAGAAAATTCTTTAATTCATTATTTCTAAAATTTGTTCCTACATCAATTTTATTATTCCATTTTTTAATTCTAATATTTATCTCTGGAATAAAATATATTCCAAATTCATCATTATAATCTACGTGAAATCTTAATTTTTCACATTCTTTTATAAAATCTTCTAAATACATATTTCTAATTTTCATTATTTACCTCCTCTAATGATCCCCAACAATTAAATAAAGTATTAACTTCTAATTTTTCAGTTGGTTTTTTAGGCATTTTTTTAAGTTCCCACCACTCACTACCATCATATTCGTGTCTTTCTAACCAAAAATCTTTTCCTACTAGAATTAAATTTTCTGCTACTTCTTGACTACCATAACCATTATCATAGGTTCTGTCTGCTAATTTAATAAATTCTTCTTTATCAATATAATGTAAAGATGTTCCAACCCACTCAACATCATCTAATGTATAATTATTATTTTCTAATACCTCTTTAGTTTCTTTCAATAAATTAATCATTTTTTCTTCCTTTCTAATTTCTTATATTTTTCAAAGTATGGTGTATTATCTCTAAACTCTCTATTCATAGGGCAAGTAGGGTATTGTGTACTATAATCTAATATAACTGCACTCTTATAAATTGTTTTATCTACTAAACCCATATAGTAATTCATATTAAAATCTTCATTAAACTCAAATAAGTTTTACCAGAGTGTCTACCACCATATATAAAATGTATTTCAGTAGGTATTTCTTTATTATAATATTTAGTCATTATTTCTCCTTATTTATATAATCTATTATTTCATTTATTTTATTTATTAAATCAGTTTTAAGTACTTTCCATACTTCATCAGTTATAGGTTCTATTTTCTTATCTTCTTTTGGTGTATCTTCTAAAATTTGTACTTCATCATTTAAACTTGTTAAATAAATATCTCCTAATAAATTTCCAGTGCTTTCACAATAATAATCAGTTTCTTTAATATTTTCCCATTTTTTTAGTATATATAATTCATTATTAAATATTATTTTCTCTGGCATTTCTCCATTTGCTATTTTTACATATAAATCTATTAGTTTCATTATTCTTCTCCTTTCGTTTCTTTTTCAAATCTTTCAAATTGTTTTTTTAATTGGTCTAGCATATCTTTGTAAAATTCTATATCTTTTTTTAAATCTTTGTTTTCTTGTAATAATACAAGTATTGCTTTATCGTGTCTATCAAGTCTTGTATATTTTACTATTCTTTCATTTATATATTGAACTAGACTACTTTTTAGTTCTAATCTTTCTTTTATAGTTGTTAATTTTTTTATATCATACATTATTCTATTCTTCTCCTTTTAGTATTTTTAATAATGGTTTTATTTCATCATTTTTAAATTCATAAGTAACATTATCATCTTCTAAAATAAATAGTTTTTCTATATATTCTATTGCTTTATCTATTCTTGATTTATAATCAGGGTTATTATCACAACCAACACATACATTTAGTTCTTTTAATGTCTTATTTTCTTCTTTAAGGTCATTTATATAATCACTCATATCTTCAAATGCTTTCATTACCTTATTTGGTATTTTATAAACTTTATCATCTAATCCTAATAATGCCATTATTCTTCTCCTTTTAGTATTTTTAATAAATCATAACCATTAAGGTCTATTATTCCATTATCATTTATATATTCTATTGCTTTATCTATTCTTTTTTCTAATTTATCTATTTGTTTATCTTTAAAAGATACATCTTTTTTTAATAATTCAATTTGTAAATCTTTTGTTATTGGTTTACTCATTTATTCTTCACTTCCTTTTCTAATATATGGTTCAACATCACTGACATCTCTTAACCAAAACCTACAAATTATATATTTATCAGTAACATCATATATGACATCAAAGTTATAATTAATATTATCGTTATACTTGTCAAATAATTTATAGTATAATTTATTAGAATTAAAAAATGGTTTTTTAACATAAACATCTAAATATCTACCATTCTTAACAAATTTTTTAATTTTCATATACCTCAACATTTCCTTCTTCATCAGTAGTTGCTTCAACATAATATATTTCTTTTATTTTAATCTCTTTAGTAGATTCAATAGTAGGATCACCAAACATAGTTCAAAATGTAACGCAAAATACAATTATGTTGATTCCTAAAATAAACTCTTTCTTTGTCATCTTAACTCTCCTCTCTTTAATAATTTTAATACTATTTATTAACAAAGTCAATAAATAAAACTAATAAGTAAACTTATTAGTTCTTCTCCAGAAACTAATAGAAATTAGAATATATTAGAAAAGGTATTTTATGTATGTCATACTGTTTGTATATGTGTAATTAGTTTAATAATAGTTTTAATAAAGGAGTGATCTATTAGTTTCCAGAGAACAGCTAATAAGCTGCTCTTACTTAATTTTTTCCATTTCTTTAGAGATTTCTTCCATTTCAGAATTAAACTTATCTCTTAAATCCATTTGTTTAACAATTAAATCAAGTTTCTTTTCAAGTGATTCAATTATCTTAGTTTCAACCTCTTCACCTTTAATATATTTATTTAGTTCTCTTATGTCTTTTTCTGTCATTTTTCTTTCCCTCCAATATAAATTGATCAAGAAGAATCAATTTTTCTTTATCTTTACTTAATATATATGAATCATTCTTCATATAGTTATTTAATGCTCTTAAAGTATTACTTCTAGTTTTACCTAAGAGGTTACTTAAGTTGTCAATTCCTACTGCTGAATCATAAAATTCTATAGGATTTACTTTATATAATATAAATAAAGTTTTATCATATTTTTTCATTTACTTATTACCTCTAATAATTTTGTTTTTATTTCTTCTGATATTAAACCTTTAGAATAAAGTTCTAAAACAAATGCTGCAATATTAGTTATCTTTTGTAATAACTCTGATTCATTCTTTTTATGATTATAATTATTACTCATACTCTTCTCCTATATCATATACTTTTATATTTTTAAAGAATCTAGATTTTCTTATATAAAGTTCTCTTTCAAATTCGGTTTCAAAATATTTTTTAAAAGTCTTCATAGTTTTTAAATTTAACATAACTAAGTATATTTTCATTTTAGTAACCCACTTTCACATACTGCGACACTGTTACCTTTAGCTACACATGTTTTAACTGCATTTCTTCCAGATAAACAAAATAAAATAATTAGTATAACAATTCCAATAATCAATAAAATTAAATCTTTTTTCTTCATAATTAAACCTCTTTTTCTTCTAATTTTTTTAATTCTTCAATATTCTTTTGTAGTTTCAATCTAACTCTATGAATCTTCTCTTCTGTAGTATTTCCAAAAGTTATATTAGAAACTGATGTATTTTCTTCTCTAGCTAGTTTGCTAATATTAGTTTTATCTATTACTTCTTTGATGTATTTAACATCTTTATCTTTCATTTTAAACACCTACTTTAACTTCTAATATTATCAAACATATTCTATAAAGTTTATTAGGATTAGTAATTTTTGTTGCGTTTACTACTCCATTTATATCTATTACATAAATAGTTTCTTTACCATCTCTTACATATATGTAGGCATTTTTATCGAACATATCTAACTTGAAATTATATTCAGGAATATGTTTGTTTAGATTAGAAACTACTAAATCATAAATTATTTTCATCTCCCTATCTCCTCTCTACAATAACAATATAATACTTTTTATTAGTAAAATCAATATATTTTTACAATTCCTAGTAAAATCCCTGTAAATATTAAAATAATTGACACTACTATACATATAATAACAATTAAATAGTTTATCTCTTTTTCATTCATAACTTACTCCACAAACTTAGCTCTTCTGGATGAATCCATAGATAAAAGGTGCATGTACTCCTCACTCTTACCTAAAACGTATGTAGTTGGCAATATACAGCAACCTGACTTATCAGTTACAATATCACTTACACCATTATAATCTACTAATTCAATAGATTGTTGCTCCTCACAATACATCAATATATTTTTATTAGTAGCTTTATGATCAAATACTAAATCATCTCTGAAATTCTCTATATTACCATTTAAACAAGTTACTCCACATTTAGGTACACCTGAAACAGTTATATGTAATTCTTTTATTATCTCTTCATCTTCATAACTAATATACATTTTATTTTTCTTTTTATAATCCTCTAAATCTTTTATTTTAGATTTTTCTTTTACAACCTCATAACAATACTTTTTAGCTCCCTGAGTAATAAATTTTGAATAATGTCCATCATCATCAAATACTCCTAAAGGATGTTTAACACCATATCTATCTTCTGGCATAAATCTTGAAAGTGGAATATTTAGTTCCTTACTTGCTTTCTCTAGTCTTTTTAAAACATTCTTATTGTATTCTTCAATAATAGATATATCATAACCTTTTCTTGCTTTTATTGAATCTGTGTCCATATAAACAGCATACTCATCCATTTTAATAACATTACTAATTAAATTGTAACGTGCAATACTGGTTACAAATACACCCCAACTAAATTCTAAGAATGGTTTTTTAATTTGTTCATCTAATTTTTCAATTATAGAACTATTATCAAGTGGAATCTCTAACCAGTTTCCATCCACTAAATCTACATCAGAACGTATAGAATTAGTTACTGTCATTCCATAGATAGAATTAAATTTATTCTTTTCTTTAGTATATTCTAGTTCATGTTCTGGATCACCTTTATATTGAGTTTTTAAAATATACTTATCTAATGTAAAATCAATAATCTCTTTTGGTAAATAACCACAAAATGAATAATAACACTCTAGTATTTCATAATCACATGTATAAGTTTCCAGAATCAATTTAAAATCAATATCTGTTATAGTTGTTGTTAATTCTTTAGCACTTATTAAACGTCCATTATCTTCAACTGGTTTTATTACATCTCTACATTTTGATTTAGATATAAATGTATTCCAATATTTATGTCTTACATTTGTAAACTTAACTACTAAAAGGTATGAGAATCTATCACATTTTAAATCTTCATATCTTTTTAAATTTATAGGTTTAAAACTTGTTAATGGAAATTTATTAAATGCTACCATGCAATAAGGGTAACTAGAAGTAAAATCCCATGAATCAACATTTTCTACTACTTCATCTGTAAATAAATGATTAGCGTGTGTATAGCCACCTGCAAAGCACTCCAAACTAAGTAAGTTAAATATATGTGGATTGGTGTTTAATGCTCTTCTTACTTTTTTCTTATAAGCATAATTAGTTTGTATTTTATTCTTTAAATCACTTCTAACGTGTCCAGTAGATGTTTTAGGTATATCTTTAACGTTTTCATAAGTTTGTAGCTCATATTTAATATAATGATACAATACTAAGCAATCATACTCACAATAACCTAATTCTTTTTCAGTGAGTTCAGTTTTTGAGTTCCTGATCTTGTCATAATCTAAATCTCCAACTTTTTTCTCAACTGGCAATTTAAATAATTTAGGCAATTTAGCAAGACTACAGTTACTCATCATATAAGAACATCTAAATTCTATATTATAATCTTTACATGTTGCTTTTAATGGTTTTCTTACAGCTCTAGCAAAAACTGAATCTATATTTAATACTGATTTTAAATATTGAAATTCAAATGATAAGTTATGTATAAATATTATCTTTAGTTCAGGAACTTGATTCTGTAATTTATTTAAAAATAATTTAAACTCTTCCCACGTTCTACCATAATATACTGTAGTATTGATTCCAAACATCCATATATACATATTAGATTGTTTTATACATCTTTCTTGGTCTTTATGCGTTAAATTATCATAATCACTAGCTGGTATTACTTCACCATCTAATATAAGATAGTTACTTGTTTCAATATCGAATGTATAAATTGTATTATCGAATCTCTTTTTCTTACCTCTTATATCAGGATTGTGTCCTTTATACTCTTTCCAATGTTCCATATCTTAACTCACATTCCTCATCATTATATATTTCTTATATATCTTACCTATTGCTTTTCTTCTTTCAACATCTGCAGCTTCACCAGAATAAAGTTCTAGATATTGTACAAATTGATCTTCAGTTAAATTACCATTTGCTGAATCTAACATAATTCCATAAGCACTCATAGAATCTAATCCTTGCGTTGCAAGTTCATAGTTTCTATCATCAAACATTCTGTTAAAATTCTCTATATCTTTATCAGATAAACTATTAACCCATTCTTCATTCCCTGTTATTCTTAATAATGTTTGACGTTGTCTTTTAGCTATTCTTGAAATACCAGTTTTAGTACTTGATTCACTTTTTCTAAAATCAGTTAAAACTCTTATAACTGCTCTTAAACTTGCTGGTTTTAAACTTGTTATATTTTTAATTTGTACTAAGTTAGTTCTTTGATTTATGAGCTTTTTTTTATCTCTTATTCCTATATCGGCAAGTTTATCTACTAAATTCTCTAATGCGTAACTCACTTTTTTAGGACTTTTAAAATTATTAGTTAATGATCTAATCATTTTATTAACTTGCTTAGCTTCTCTTTTAACATCTATACGTTTACTAGGTGCTACAACAGTTCTTTTATATTTAGAAATACTTTTTCTCTTCATGCTATCACTTCCTTTCTAGTCTTCATAATAAAAATGTACCACTCTCCAAAACCAAAGTCAATAATATTTTTTATTAAATTGTGAGGATCTGATGGTGTAGCTCTAGATGATTGTTAGTTGGTAGCAGATTGCTGTTGTATCAGATTCCAAAACCCCTGACCTGACGCAAACAACACAAAGTGCGTA